CGATTGTAGAGTTTAGTCATCTTTTTTTACACAACTAATAAATCCACAACCTTCTTCACCACAACCACACACAACATAAGAATATTTTGTTGGTTGTTCAATTTCTCCTCGTTTTATTCTTGAATTTAGAATATTCTGTGCTCTTACGGCAGCAGAAAGGTCTTTAGGTGTCATCCAACGAAAACTCATTTTACTACCTCACACATAGGAAAGATTTTAGTTCTTGAAATAAATCCTGGTTTTGTATATTTTTCTCTGTATTCTGCTGCGAACTCTTTTGCTTCTTCTTTGGTTTCAAAAACTCCAAAGTATCTATGAAGTCCCTCTACACCTTCATATTTGTTATAAAGTCCCACTATCCACTTATGAGAATGTTCTGGGTAGGTGTCGTTTTCGGCAATCCAGTCGTAGTATGCATCCTTATTCATTTCAGTTCCTCTTCAACTTTCTCAATCTCAAAGATAGCATTTAGAAACTCCAGACCATACTTACCAACAACCCAAGCATCCTTATCCTCAAAAAATCGGTCTCCAACTGTTCTCATATTATAGCATTCTTTGTCTTTATCAAAGAAAGCAACGACATAGCAATACTCTCTTTCCTCACAACCATCTACTTCTGCCTTATACCAGCGGATAAGTTCATACTTTTTGTTACAGGTGCTCCATCTAAATTCTATGTTTCTAAATCTCATTCTTCATCCTCCGCAGGAAACAGATTAGCATACTCTTCATCAGTAAGAGTAAGATACTCTACATCAGCATATCGGTGTTCTTCGGCATACACCAGTTGATAGTGAACAAAGTCAGTCAAACTGGTGCTGCCGTATTCTACGACACCATCAACAAGGCAAAGGTAGTTCATTCAATAATTTCCCAATCTTTACAAGTTTTGTCACCGAAACGATTACTGCCAGTACGAATACTGACCCAGAAACTGTACTTACGATTTTCAGAAACGAGGAACCAATCACCATCACATTCCTGTTCCACAGTACAAACAGGATTACCTTCCATAATGTTGAATAATCTATTTTTAGATTTACTGGATTTAGGTTTGACTGTGACCTTTCGCATCGGTTTGTTTGTTTATAAAGTCATTATACAACCAAAAAGGGCACCCGTGAAGTGCCCTTGTGCCAGTTTGTCAAGTGTCTCAACTTCCCCAAGTAATACCAAATAGTTCAAAAGCAAATCCAAACTTCCAACACCAGAAGATAATATCAATCAAACGATTGTTTCCAATTCCAATTTGAAGATAAGGAAGGTCAGGATATCCGTTCCAGTAGAAACTGAATTGTAAAAATGAACGCCTCTTACCTTTGAGTAAAGTGAAGACATACTCTGGTCCAAAGTCTTCTTTCCTATAAAAATCAATAAGTTTCATTCTACTATTTCCTGTGCTAATTGAAGTAAATCTTGTTTATCCAGAACAATCATATCATTCTGGGCATTATAAAACTTCACGGTTTCGGCAGCAACCTGTAGAATTGCGGAAACCAGTTTCTCTTCGGTATCGGCACCCTGATTGTTTCTACAGTCCCATACCGCTTTCATAAACTCCTGTGCTCTTTCAGTCATTTCTCATAATGATAAGTTTTCCCAGTATTATACCATAATAAGTTTGTGTGGTACTATCACCTTCACATCGTTTGATTTCAAGTTTTGTAAGATGAATGAGACTTTGGATTTCTTCTTTACTTAAGTTCCAGTCTGTGAGATTATGTTCGGTTACTTCCATTTACACAACGCTGTATTTCATAATTTGGAAAATGGTGAGTACGAAGGGCATTATAGACAATAAATGCATTTGTAATAAAAATGGACAAAAACATTATAAGACGGACAACTGCCACTTGGTCGGCTTCTTTATCATTCTTACCCGACTTTTCACCTAATGATTTTGCGATAATTCTCCATACACTATTTTTCTGGTTCTTCATAATCTCCAATAATTTCAATACTATCCCACTTGTCCGGATACACTAGCATACAAACATCTCTAACTTTATGGTCGTAGGTTTCAACGCAGATTGTAATGTACTGATTTGAGATGAACCTTACGACTCCGGTATGATTTTTGTATTTAACTAAAAGACCTTCGGTGAATGTCATCATACAAAACACATTTCCAGCGATGTTTTCTTCAGCGGCATAGCAGTATAAGGAGTTGTATTATCTATGCTGACTTGTTTACCAATTGTCTTTGAATTCACCGGAGCATAGTATTCTTTTTTCTTTGGAGAATAGAAACCCCATACTGTTTTGGTGGGGGCACCAAGATTGTAATCAAACTTACGAGTACAGCACAACCAAATACGAATGGTTCTTGTATTGAACTGTTCGTACTCATAAGAATAATCTTTTGTGGGTGCCTTATGCGGAAACTCAATCAATAGTGACATCAGGAACAGCACGAAGAAACTGAGGATTATGCCCTAAGGCAAGATATGATTGAAGTTTTTGGTCGGATTCTTCTCTTGTAAGACCGGATGCCGATTCATCAATCAGCGCCCAACCATTTGTAAACATTTCTTCAATACGATAAAGTTGTGTCATGTGGTAAATGTCTCCAGAATGCCGGACTCATACTCATCAACAAGAGCAAACTTTTGTGCCGTGATTATTTTTTCCATAATACGGTCAACATAGCGATCATCAAAGGATTGTTCCTGTGATAAAATCTGAAATGCTTCTGTGTCTGACTCGGCAATCAGATTGATGATTCCACCATATTCAGAGGAAGGAAAAGGAACCCAATAATCAACAATGTACAAATACTTCATTTCTTGTCTTTAATTACTTTTCAATTTTAGCAGAATGTTGCACACAAGTCAACTGGCGTCTCAACTCACAGCGAACAGGAATCAAATGGCGGGAGATAAAGATTTCCCACTGATTACCCTCAACCAGTTTCATCACATTCTCCAGTTGTTCCAGAGCAAGTAGAATCTTAATATCGTTTTTCACAGAAACTCCGCAACAAAGTAATCAACCGTCAGTTCCAGTTTGGCAGCGGTATTCTCAATATATTCATCAATCAATTCGGGAGCATCCTGCTGAAGAATGGCATAGTAACTATACCAGAGAGGAGAAAGAACTTCATTCATTTGGAATAACGACAATCAGGATGGGGTTGTGGAAGTGAGGCACATACAGAATCATATGCCTTGAAGAGCTCTACATCACGTTTGGCAAGTGCTGCATTATACATCAAAATGCCAATAAATGCAAGAAAAATGTAAGTGACTTTCATCAGCAGGCACCATTCATAGGGTTGACATTAGCAGGTTGAGTATTGAATCCGGTCACTTCATAACCAAGACCAATACGCTCATCACACTCACGCTCAAAGTCACGTTTGGTGATACATTTGGTGCTCATTACATCCACACCCTGAAACTTGAGAACCTTGTAGATAAACTGAGTATCACCTGCCACGGGGAAATAATCCACAACCATCGTGCCGGTGGTAGAAGTGAGTTGCATCTGGTGTTCCGTTGATTACCTTGTAATTATAGGGCATCAGCAGCACCACAGGAGTGCCGCTGTGCCAGTTTGGAAATTGGTTTTGAGTGTCTGGGATACCATAGGCAGCGGTCGGTGCTTGGAGAGGCACCCAGACCCCTTGCAAACACTAGGGTCAAAACCTGATTTTTTGCGATTTTCGCCCAACAGGCAGTATGACAGGGACCGTGCAGGCAGAATCCGCTGTTTTTTGAAATTATACTCCTTTCAGAATAAGACGCTCCGAAATACACATCGACAGTTCCGCAGCAACCATATCATCCACATTACCAAGTTTGGATTGAATCGCATCAGGAATCAATTGTACCATCAAGTCAAAAAACTCAGGTTGGTCCATAATATAATCGGCAACATCCTTAGAGAGTGCCTCAGACAGTTTGATGATTGTGTTATTGGAGAGTGCCATAATTAAGCAGGAGTGACTTCAACGGAACGGATAAGATTTGTGCGGTCTTGTGCCAGGCAATCATCGACAATCTTACCACAGGATGAACGTGAGCGAATCATACGTTCTTCAAATACATTCTCATTCTCATCAGGAACCCAGTACTCAATCACCATACGATAGTTCTTCATTTGCGGGGAAACACAAGATTGTACTTGGAAATCAAAAGGTCACGGACAAGTTCACGGTCAATACTATCACCACAGAACTCTTCATTCTTAATTTGAAGAATCTGAATCAAATCATCGGTTGCTTGCTGAATCAGGGGAAGAGTTGCGCCCATAGGATAGATTCCACCTTCACCATAGAAGGAGAAAACATAATCCACAAACTCATCAAGTTGTTGCTCAGTTTGAGTCATCATTTCAGTTACCTTCAGCAATTTGATTGAGAACGTTACGGGCAAACTTCATAAAACCATAAGCAGTCACATCATCAACAGAATAACCATCCAACATATCAGAACCGTTGTAGGTGTTGACAATCATCAGGCAGGCATCATAAAGTGCCGCTTGGTGCTCCTCTTTAGAATGAAAGGAGATGGCGCTGTAAGAAGGAAGCATCTGGGGCGGTGTCCGTTGATTACCTTGTAATTATACTGCCTGCATCAGGCGGTTCGGGAACCAGTGTGCCACTTTGGGAGCTGGCACACCCTGTTTATCAATTAAGTACTCCACATATAGGGTTTCTTCTTGCTCTCGTGCCTCTATTTCGTGTGGTTGATGCCAATAGTCGTAATCTTCCATACATTCTTTACCATAATACATTTTTCCACGTTTCTGGCGGAGAGAACCGACTACCCACTGCCTCAGGTGGGTCAGTTCGTGAAAAAGAGTTTTTATATACAACTCCTCATCCATATAGGTATTCAGTTCAATCAGGAACTCTCTGGGGCGGTAGGTTTCGCCCAGAACATCACACCACCCATAAACACCCTCACGCCTCAATCCACGGTGAACAATCTCAACATAGATTTTGTGGCGTGGAAAGAACTTATTCAAAAACCAAGAGGTAACATCTTCGCAAGTGCGCTTGCGAAAACCATATCCAGAAATAGCGATGACAGATTGCATAACCAGTGCATAAACCAAAGAAAGGACGAAATAAAAATAAGTTTATCAGTCTTTGTCATTATTTGAATGTAAACAGTAATTAAAGAATAGACACAGTGTTGCCAATCCTAACCACCAAAAGAAAATTGTAAGCATAATCAGCAACCAAACATTAGAGCACCGAGTCCGGCACCAAAAATACCCCACGAATTACTTCTCTTATTTCCATAAGAATAGTTGTAACTACCAGAGTTACGATTGCGAGTATAGTTAGAATTGTAGTTGTATCCGGTTTGACCTGAGAGAGCAGTCGCTAGTCCATAACCAACGGCAGCACCCGCAGCAGGGTTACAAACTCTCTGTCGCTGATAGGTTGGATTCCAGTTACCACCACTTACCTGATTACAAGGAACATTATAGGATTGAGTCTGAACTCCACCCGGATAGTAGTTTCCGTACTGGTCATAACCACCAGGAACATATACTTCCTGATATTGAGTACAGACACCGTATTGATTCACTTGCTGTGCCATCACGGGCATTGGGACAAACAGAAGTGCGGAGAGAAGAAGAAGTTTTTTCATTTTGCGTACAGATAGGAACCTGCCCAATCGGCATTTTCAAACAACCATTCACGCTGCTCAATAATGCGAAGGTCATAACGAACACCTTTGGCAGGAGACTTGAACGATGCTGCTTTATAAATCTCTCCAGTTTTCTTATCCACAAAAGCGTGAACAGACCTTTGTCCAGCAGCATTCATAATGATTTTGTGATACTTCTTACCAGACTCAAAAGTGAAGTCATAATCACACTTACCATTCTTCAGGTCGGTGATGCAGGCATCGTGGTACTCTACATCAGATGTGCGAAGTGCGTGAGAACGAATACTGTAGTCAATAAAGTTCTGTCGCAGTGCCTCACACAGTTGCCAGCAATACTTAACAACATTCAGTTGGATGGTATTCTGGGCATCACGTTGAGCACAGAAGTCACTGAAATCCTTGGTGAGAAAAACAGAAGTCATCGGGTTCGTTGCGTATGAAAGTATTATAGGGCATCCAGAGGGGTCTGGAGTGCCCTGTGTGCCAGTTCTTCAAGTGTCCATAAAGGACAAAATACTTTCACTTTGTTCATAGATTCTGTTCTTAGTCATTGCAAAATATTCTGCGTTCATTTCAATTCCAATGAAGTTTCTACCGCATTGCTTAGCAGCAACACCAATCGCACCACTTCCCATACAAGGATCCAATACTGTATCACCCACATTTGAACTTGCCTCAATCAACCTTGACATAAGTTTGACTGGTTTAGGTGTGGGGTGGTCTTTATAATGTTCAATAGGATTACGCCATACTGCAGACTTACAGTGCTCATTAAATACTGCTCCGGACTTTTTAGCAAACACACAGTTCTCTATGCTGGAGAGCCAGATATATTGCCCATTCATCGGAGAAGGATTGGTTTTTTCCCATATACAGTGTCTTACAGATAATCCGTGATCTATCAGGCGACTGCGAATATGTGATACTTGAACTGAACCGCAAAAGATATAAATGCTCCCAGAAGTCACACGAACAACTTCATCGATAAAGTCATCCAGTGGAAATGTAATGATATCTGCGTGACTCTTATCCAGATTTCTTAATCCACCACTCTTACGATTTACCTCATCATATGGTATATCTGTAAGAGTAAGCGAAATGCTCCCGTCAGCAAGTGATGGGAGTACATTCATACAATTATCGTTATAAAGTTTTACATCATTCATAGTTGAAAATTATTGTACTTGGACATACCTTAGTTAGGCGACTCCAATCAATAGGAACACTAATTGTAGTCCAACCGTTGTTTTTTGCATACTTCCTATTTCTCATAGAAAATTTACTCTTCTCAAGTCCTTCCTTCAGTTCTTTGCGTAGCACTAGTGCTGCTTTTTTATGTAAAGGGAGGATGTAAAGTATAGCATCATTAATCTTGTGGTTGCAAAGTGCCCATCCGGGAACTGGCATTTTATTAGAGTAGAGACCAAAGTCCTGACTCACAATTTCTGCAAGAAAATCATCCCAAGGTGCATTTGGATCACGCAACTTATAATCGAGTGTAAATCCTTTCTGAAGAACTTTCCCCGTCTTACAACTCACCAAATCAAAAGAGGCATCAACACCTGCTTTATTTCTAAACTTAGAGAAACTATCATCTCCATAATTGTCCTCGAAAGTATCAAAATCTATGCGAATGTTATGACGATTTTGATACTCAACATTCAGTTGGTGGACAATTGCAAGGTGATCTCCTCTTTCAATAGATTGCCTTTCTTTTTCAAGAGATTGATGAAAATCGTGAACTTTATGATTTTTAAGATAAGGTTGTTGAATAGAATAAGTCATTAGAATTTTTGTGGAGGAGGAAGTTTAGGTGCATTCATTTCTACAGTAGTTTTCTGTAGGTTGAGCATCATACCATCTAGGGCACCAGCAACTGGAGTGAATCCAATCGTCGCAACAATAATACCAAAGATGGTTCCGGAAATGAAATTAATCATACGGTAAGAGCACTAGAAGGATGTGTTTCCCAATTTTGTTCCCATTGATTTTGATTAATCTGTGACTTTAATTCATTATGTTTCCATATGCCATAAAAATGAAGTTTAATCACATCAAATCCAAACTCCTGATTGATATTTTTTCCAGCAATTTTTGTCAATCTGCAAAAGTTTGGAGCATCTCCATATGAAAGAACGTTCCTCCATTGAGGGCATTCTTTTGCATACTTATACCAACTACGATTAAAAGTTGGATTTGCTTCTGGATTTGAAACTTGATTGCGAATCCAGTCTTCAATTCCTTCTATAGAATATTTCATAAGTCAAACAGCAAGAGCGCCAGAGGGGATTTCAACAATTTCGGGGAGTTTATCATCTTCAAACTGATTCATATTATAGCACACCCATTCACCATTGCGGAAGACATAAGCATACTCTTCGCTGTTGTCAGGAAGAAGATACTCGCAGAGGTCAGCATCAAGGCGAGGAGGGCAATCTTCACCACGGGCAGAGTAATACTCGGGTTGATTGTTATCGTTCCAAGCAACAGACATATCACCACCGTCAATCAGTTCGGCAGCAAGTTCTTTGCTGTTGTAGTGAGTCTTCAGAATGCGACCCAACCAGGACTCATAACCGTCCCAGTGGTGGTAGGCAGAAAGAATAGAACCATCGGCAAGTTCAAGACCGATGCGAGCGCGGGTTGCCATTGAGGGCGTTTGTTGATTACCTTGTTATTATAGGGCATCCAAGGCGTCCTACAAGGTCTCTTGTGCCACTTCAGGAACTGTCCTCAATCGTCGTAAAATCTACATTCTAGTGCATCAGGATGAGCATCGCAATAAAGTTCCAAAGGTGTGGGGTCGTGGTCATCTTCTGGATGATGCTGCTTATACACTTGTAGTGCTTCTAATTCTTCTGCAGTATGGCGACGTGTTTGTGGAGAGATAGTGGGGTCATCAAGAACTTGTTTATCCCTTTCAATATGTTGATCTATATTGCCCATAGGACTTGTTAAATTAGTTGTAGTATTTATTTTAATAATTTGTTGGTTCTGTTTGTGAGGATACACAGTCACCTTTACCGTACAGTGACCTTACAAACAGTTCGGTGAATTTTTCCATTTTTTGAGGGCAAACTTGACTTGGATCGTAATTAATTGCTTCTCTCAAAGCATTCAGCTCGTTCCACTCTTCTTTAGTGAGATAGTCTGCGCTTGTTTTGGAAAGTGTCATTTCATTAAATTGGAATGTTAGGATTTTAACACAAATCCTTTACTATTATGTAGAAACTTAATAATCTCTTTTGTTTTCTGTAAACTTTTCTAAAGCATCCAAATCATCTTTGAGTTCTTTTTCTTTCTTTTGGTCATGATAATAAGACCACAGGGCATTATGAACTTCCATCAGACCATCAACCCAGAACCCAGTAGGATAAATGCCAAGTTCATCCATTAATCCTCTGTGACTGGTTCCTTCTTTCTCTGCCTTACACATAATATGGCAGATTGCCTGAACCATATCAAGTTTGTCTGATTCGGAAAGCATAAAGTACTTTCCTACTGCTCGTTGTTTTGCCTCTTCACTTTCTTTTTGAAGTTGTTTACAAGATTCAGAATCCCACCATTCTTGTAGTGCCTTACCAAATTCGTTAGGTTCAGTCATCGCCAGTTCCAAAGATAGTTCCAAAGAAACCAGAGTCTCCCGGTTTACGATTTTCCAGTTTATCTAGCATCGCATCAGTATGCATCAGAGTGTCAATTCGTGAAATCATATCCGCAACCACACTACAAACCATTGGGCGTTCTTGTCTTGCTGCGAAGGCAAGTGCATTCCTTAGTGATGCTTCTGCTTCTTTAAGTGATTCTTCAACTGATTTAGATAGTGCCATTTCAATTCTCCTTAATCCAGAATCCATCATCAGTCATTGTATATCCTGCGGTAATCATTTCATCATAAGTTTGTGGAACTTTTTTCAGAGTCCACACCCCATCTACCATTTTATATCCAGCAGCAAGCATTTTATCTCGGTATGGATCACTCCAAGATTTTTTAAGAAGAAAACTACCATCTCCCTTGTCCACCCATTCAATTTGGTCTCCTTCTTTGAGATTTGCTGCTTCTAATAGGTCATCGGGAAAAGTGATGAATTGCATCTCTCCAAGTTCTTCAACTGGAAGAACCCACTTCTTCACTTTATCTACATCGCTTTGAGTCGCACTTGGCATTATCTTGCGATGCCAATCTGGTCTTGAAAGTGCTTCCATATCACTATGTCCCCAAGGAGGCATACAATCATCACTTACTTCTTCTGAGTCCCAAAAGTTATTCCAGGCACCTTTACATTCAGGTGACTGGTCATCTTTATCGCAGGTGACTGGAGAAATATAAGAAGGAGTCATATTTCCTGCCGTATCAACATTAAAAAAGGCAGTATTCTCTTCTTTACCGGCAACAACAGTCTTATCAGTCTCCCACTCTCTGGCATACTCATCATATGCTTGAATGTGTCCTTTACCATTACCATTCAGGAGTGCCAGAAGTTCATAGCATCGTTCTGTGTGATGTTTGAAATAATGATAGTTTTCTTCGGTTGCTTTTTTAATTACATCATATATTTCTTGTGAAGATGCCTCCGAAGACAAAAGAGTATCATTCATCCACTCTTCAAGTCTTTCAAGAGAATGCTTCTTGTAGTCAAAGTCCATTATTAAAGTCCTTGATTGCTTGTTCCATTATAATCTGAATTTCCTTGCTCGTCAAGTTGTTAAGAAAGCACCATTTAGGGTCATTTTTGTCCCATTCTGCCGAAAAAGAACCATCTTCATTTTGAATTACTCTAAAAGTATCAATCTCTTGGTTTGGGTTTGTTGCACTCATTACAATAATAAGAATAACCGTGTTTAAATGATTTTACCACCTGATAGTGCTCTGAGTCAAGTGGTTTCTCTTCACCACATTTGGAACAAATCCTAGTTTGGGTAGTAGTCTCCATCCCAGTCAGATTTTTCTTTCTTACGGAGGCTCTTAAGTTCTTTGTAAAGTTCCTTGATTTGCTGATAAGCTTCTTCTGGCGTGATTTTATCTGAGATTTCAAGTCCTGCAATGAGTCCGACTTTATCGCCAAACCTAGCAAGAGTTCGTTCAAATTCTGTGAGAGTTTCATACATCGTTAATACATCCACATTTTTCTACAAGAATATCTATACGAGCATCCAATGAGTTTTGAAGACGATAAAGTTCATTTGTGGTTGAAATGTTTTCATCCTCTAACTTTAGAATACGCTGCTCAAGTTCTTCTATTTTTCTGAATAAAATATCTGTGGGTACTTCCGGAGTTCCCCACTTCTTCTGAAACCAATTTGGGTCACTCATTACAAAACTCCAACTTCTTTTAAATAACGACGATATGCTAAAAATCTACCAACACTTGGTTGATTTGGTACATTTAGTTGATGACATATTTCACAATATGCCAGAAACTCATACCAGGGTGTGGTAGGGTCTAAAATATGATATGGATAATCAGAGTTTTCCATCAACAGTTCCCTGATGGATTTTTACTTCTTCAAATCCTTCTTGAAGACCTTTAAGATAGAACCTTGTGGCATCAATACAAGTTTGCTCAGTTGGAGAAGTAATTAAACACTTACCATCTCTATTATAGGAGTCCCAAGTTCCCCACTTCTTTGCTTCAACATAGAAGCAATCATCAATCAGTGTTCTATCCATTTTTCAAATCAGGATGAGGAGCATAAAGAGGACCTTGATAGTTCCCAGCAAAGTTACTTTCTTCATTTACTTTCTGTACCGTTTCGTGAAGTTGCTTAAGTTCCTCAATAGTTTCTGGAGTTTCTTCCCATTCCCATTGATTTTCGTTTTTATCTGTAAAAGTACGATTTGTCATAGAGTAATCCACCTGTTATTGTTGAGAGTCCAATTAGTAACGTCTGCAATGCGTTCCCGAACTGATTTTGCAGGAACCCATCCCAGTTGCTTCATTTTATCACCATCCAGAGCATAACGCAAATCGTGCCCAGGACGGGAAGAATGGAAATCAACCAATTCATATTTGAGTTCTTTACCTTGAGCATTAGCAATAATCTGAGCAAGTTCAAGATTATTCAGTTCCTCTGCACCCACAATATTAAATTTAGGGCACTTAGCATTTCCCCAAGTAGGTTCAAAGGTTCCTTGATAGTTCACAAGAAATAGAATCGCATCCGAAACATCCTCGGCATGAATGTAATGACGTGAACCGGGAATGGTTCTTGTGCTATCACTGTGAATGGTTACAGTTTCTCCATCACGAATCTTGCGAATGCACATAGGAATGTACTTCTCTGGATGCTGACGCTCACCAAATACATTCATCGTATGAGTGATGTAAACAGGCAGTCCATAGGTATTCTCATATGCCACGGCAAGTTCCTCACCGCCCGCTTTAGATGCACTGTAGGGGTTTGTAGAGTTGTACCTATCGTTCTCTTTGTACTTAATCCCGTCAGGAGCAGGACCAAATACTTCATCGGTACTGAAGTAAACAAACCTTTCAAGATTGGTTTGGGTGCGGGCAAACTCAAGAATGTTGCAAGTTCCCACTACATTATCAAGTACAAACTCCATAGGATATTCGATACTACGATCAACGTGAGAACCAGCAGCAAGGTGTAGAATATAATTAACCTGCCCAATTTCGCTACGAACAAGGGGATTTAATTCTGCTTTTAGATCGTGATGCACAATCTTAACTCGCTTTCTAACATCCTCAGGAAAAGAAAGCATAAGATCGTGAAGACGATTCAGATTACCACTATAATCTAATCGATCAAGAGTGACAATATCCCAATCAGTATTTGAAAGAATTCTTCCAATAAGATGATGAGCAATGAATCCGGCACCACCAGTAATTAAAACTCTCTTCATATTTTTGTCTTTGTTTGCATAATTATGATTGGTCATTGTTCGTTTTTGTAGATAATAGTGTAATCTTTCTTCTTAAATTTGTTACGGGCAATATACTTTTGAGCGTGGTCTTCGGTTTGAAAATAGCAGGTTTTACTATCCTTCAACTCTTTACCATCTTTATGTATGATTTTAATTGGAAATCCATCTCCGTGAGGAAACTCATCTTTAATTGGTTTAATCATTGTTAGTGAACTCCGGATTCAATAGTTTTTGAGATTTCAGTCATAAACATTCTGCTCTTGCTGTATTCGGTCTAGGTAATGATAGATTGTGCTGTAAGAGTAATCAAATTCTTTAAATCGGTCTGGTTTACTTTCCTTCATTTTGACAAGCATATTCATCCAATCATAATGAGTATTCACAACCCAACCATAATGTGTGTCGTTCATTTTCCTTTGCCGTGAATAGGGCAATCACCATTTACCCATTTTTTATCGTCGGGCATTTCTTCATTATCCATCACAGGACATTTACATCCATTTTCAACAGCAGCATAACTACCAGGAACTAAATTATCCCAAGACCTATACAGTTCCGAAAAATCGATTTTTCCATACTGCTCTGGAAGAATATCAGCAAGTTTTGCCTTCAGGTCACGAACTTGTGCTTCCAGTTTCTTGATTTCTTCATCCTGTTGAGCATCATATTCTACAAGTTTTTTGTGATAATCTTCGGCAAGAACCAGGTCATACTCTTCGGCAGTCTTACGCATCTCTTCGGTGGTTCGCATTTCATTGAATGCGACATATGCGGCACCCTTGGCAATACCATCAGTATTATGCCCCATAGCATAACAGAACTTCTCAAAGAGTTGAAAGAGTTGAATGGTATTGAGGTCTTCCGCAGGAACCTCAAAAGTGTAGTGTTCCTCTGGAAGAATCTCTTCATCATAAATGCCACCTTTATGATCCCAAACGGAATCATACTTCAATGTAACTTTTGCCGAGTACATAATGCGGGTTTTGCGGAATCAATAAACATACTATAAGACCCCTGACAGGAAATGTCAAGGGTCAGTGGACGGTTTTTAAACTGGATTTATGTACTTAAGATTTCTCTACACACTCTCTTACACTCCGTTTGATTATCATTACATTCAATTAAACACTGATAATAATCATTAATTATTTCACTTTGTTCTATGAACTCATCAAGTGTATTTTCAAAGTGTCTCCAAGAAGCTAGTTGATTGTAAGAAATTAAATTGTGCATCATAACCTCCACGCACAAGAAAAACATTATAATAAAAGATTTTATGCTGTAGTACTCTCACTGATACTAATTTAGCACAAAATCTCTCATTTATGTGCGGTTCTTAACACAACTACATACCACCTTCTATTTTAAGACGCTTGAAATACTCCTTATAGTATTTCTTTTTTAGAGTATTGATAAACTCCAATTCTTCCGGTTCATCTAGGCAACTCAACAAATAAGAAACGCCTTCCAGTTCAGATAGAAGGCGAGCAATTGTTGTTGCTTGAGTGGGATTTACATTCCACTTACTTTTCATACTCTTTCATCAGGTCTCTTGCCATTTTATCGTATTTCCACTTCATCATCAAGTTGGTGACGGGATTACGAGGATGAAATCTTATCATCCATAGCATTCTCTCAGTATTGACTTTGAGTATCTTGAATATCAAAGTTAAGTATATTACCACATTTTCATCCACCCACATAAGATATGCCAGTATTCCAAAAATAACAAGGCAACCTGATTGAAATGGAGTCATTAGTCCCACCATAGTTCTAGAGATTTGAGAGCACGAAAGAATTGCCCCGCATAGTATGTATCAACATTATACATCTTCTGTAATTCTTTGATGTATTGAATAATACCTTCTGTGGCAGGATTTATCTCAAAATACTCATAGAACCGAAAGACATCAAACTTCTCATTGTACTGGAACATTGTATTCCAGTTTTCCTGAAATCCTTTCGTATAAACATCCTCTCTTTCAAGACCATTATCATTCAAGAATTCAATTGGAATAACTCCATCTTCATCTTCACCTTGAATTCTATCCAATAAATCTTTTCCGGTCTTCTTGTTAATAACCCGAAGACCATCGGAATATTTCTGAAAAAGGTCTAGGTCCTGAACAATTTCAGTTTTCTTCCATTCCTGACACTCATCCAGAAATCTCTGCTTTGTGCTGTAGTATTCATCATCAGTATCAGATGCACGAAAAACAAGGTTGATTTTATAGCAACCTTGTTCGTGATATGATGGCCACTTTCTTTGAGAAAAGTGAAGTATTTCAAATGATGATTGAGTCATTATTCAGTTCACGGAGATATTTTATGAGTGAGTGTATTTAGACCCCAAATCCTTTGGTCTTAACTTTTTCCTTACGCTTGGATTTGTCAAGTACGTTTATAAAGTCCAAATAATCGGGAATTTGATGGTGGACGAACCAATACCCCTGAGCGTCCTCCCAATCGTCAAAAAATACGGTTTTGCCCGTTTTGAGGACAATTTCGTAGTTGTGACGGTCGTATGGGACATCAGAAGTCTGCCGAAACACCTCCATCACTGAACTCCATCAAACTGGCGGACAAACAGCAGACACTTCTTAAATTTTTGGAATTCGGCATCCGAAAAATTATCAGAGGCATAAGGAATTCCAACGATTGCCGCACAAAGACGATTGACATTCAAAGTCACCATCATTTCATTTGCCGATGCTGGTTGAATGAACAGAAGAGGCAGAAGGAAGGCAATTTTTTTCATAGGTAGTTTTCCAGACTGGATGAAGATTTCCTTTTTCTTGGAGTTTGTGAGACCTTTTTCTTGATGTATTCTTTGGCAGTTGTAAGATTATTGGCAGTATGAACCTGTTCACCATTACAAATGATGACAAACTTATTCCCCCAAGGAACCGCTGCCCATTTACCGTCCTTAGTTACATAACCATCAGGGTCCGAAGGAACACTATCCAACAGACCCGAATTGGGAATAAAGGGAAGATTCATCAAAACCAACTGTTGCTATGGGGAACCGTTACGTTGACGATGCGGGCATTCGGATTCCGTGCCATCACAACTTGCTGTGCCTCACGAGGACTATTGGCGTGAACCTGCTCACTCAACCGCTGATTGCCAGCAACAAAAATCACTTCGTATTTCATTTGGAGAATCTCCTTTTGTGTATGTAAGTATTATAGCAGAAAAGGGGTCCGCTGGGAACCCCTTGTGCCAGTTTGGGAACTGGTTCAGAGCAGTTGAATTGCTTCAGTTTCTCCTTCGATTTGAGGAGCAGCCCACAATTCAAGAGGGAGTTCATCAAGAGACACAGTAGGAGGAGTAATCATACCCCCAAACTGAGCGTGAAGCTTCTCACAGTAGAAGTTGATAGGTCCGAGAAACACTTCTTCCATAACCTTGACAATTTCGTCGCGTTCTGCTTCGATGTCAGATTCGTGCTCGGCATAACTGTTACAAATTACGCGAACCGATTCACCCTTTCGCCAGGCAGATATCGCCCACTTGAGAATGTCTCCAGCATAACGATAAGTAAACTGAGAGTCAAGAATCTTGTGTCGGGTTGCAACTCCATCAATAGAGGAGTAATTGTTAGAACCAAACATAGGATTTACTTTAATCCATTGCTTGATTTCTTCTTTAGTTGTGTTAAAAACTTTGGTTGATTTAGTCTTTCTATCTAGAATAGCGTTTTCAATTGCCGTGATGACAGGTTTGTGAGCATACCGCGAAGTAATGCCACAGATGTCTAGCAATTCCCTGACAACATCACGAGTCAGAGGAAGACTCTCATCTTCGATAACCAACTTCACAACGTTGATGAAGTCATTCTGAACTGCATTTACCGTACCATCAATTGCATTGGCATACAAACCCATCAAACTTAAAGCAGAATTGTGAGAAAGATTGTCGTAAAGTTCGTTACCGGTATCCTTTCGCACATACAACGCAACAGGAACGGAGTGATAGTTGTTCTCCTTCACTGCCTTCAGAAGGTGACGGTGGTCGAACAAACTCTCATTGCCATCGTCATCTACAAAGACACTAAATGGCCACTGTTTGACTGCCCATCCTTCTTTTGTTGATGCGATCAGAACATCCAGATTGCCTTTGGCAAGTTCAGTCTTGCGGGGATAGTTGGCAGTTGTGGGAACGATTTTGGAAGTTAATCGTGGAACGAAGTTATCGTCAATTAACTGTAGTAGTGGGTATTGAGGTCCGTCTTCAGCAGTAACCTCAACACTATGAACAGGAAAAACCTGTCCTGAGTGAACTTTAATTTTTTTCATTTAGTTTAATGCAATGTGTATTGCCCATCAATTGATTGAGCATATGAGTATCATATACCAAAAAGAAGTCTTTGTCAATCCCCTTGTGCCAGTTCTCAATCTGGACACTCTACACCATATTTTATGGCAACTGAAAAGCGGTGTCGATCATAAAAAGATGTTGCTTTATGGAGTAAACTTGCATTAAAAGCAACTAGGCGATTTGGAATAGGTAGAATTCCATAAAGTCTTTCATCAATAAAAAATTGTGTTTCTCCACCATCATTCAAGTCCCAAGTTTCATTCGGATAATATAGAAATGTAACTTCTTCGCTACCCCCATCAGTATGGAAATAAGGATTTTCTGATGGAGCAAAACAATTTATGTACATTCTATACAATTTGAGATTTGTAACTAATCCCTTAAGTTTAGTTTCAAATAGATTATAAATTGGTTCAGTTTCTGAAATATTATGTATCATTCCAGTAGGTGGATGATTCTCATCGTCTGCTTCACCATAAATGTACACAGAAGATTTACAATATTCTAGGACAAAATTAAATTCTTCTTGTGATAGAAAATTATCGGTTACTTCAATCATATGCACCCCTCATAATGAATGCCGTACTTTATGGCAATTGAAAAACGATGCCGATTACGAAAGGGTGTTGCCGTATGTTCTAAATTAGCATCAAATGAAATTAAACGATTGGGGATTGGTGGGATACCATAAAATCCCCCATCAATAAAAAATTTGGTTTCTCCACCATCATCTAAGTCCCAAGTTTCATTTGGATAATATAGAAATGTAGTTCCAACCTCCCCATCGGTATGAAAATAAGACTTTTCTAATGCGGCAAAACAATTGATGTAAATTCTTGTAATATCTTTTGATTTGTACTGTGGAAATCGAGTTTCTATTGAACTTGAAAATAGATCAAACATTTTTTTTTGATTTATAATTTTCGTAGGGTCTCCTCCAATTAAATGAGATTCTTCTGGTAATGGATTATCTTCGGTGTAGTGATAAACTTCATGAACTAATCCAGTACAGTATTTAAAATTAGTCACAGAATTAGAGTCTGAACCTCCACCTTCACCATAAAAATAAGATGCTTTGATGCAATAGTCTAATATAAAATTATATTCTTCTTTGGTAAAAAAATTATCATAAACATCAATACTCATATTGATTCATCTCCGTACTGCAAAACCTTAAGATTCATAGCAATTGTTATACGAGGATAATCTTCAGTATAAACACAAGGATTAACTGAATGTTTAAGATATGATGGAAACATTATGAAATCTCCTTCTTCAATTTCCGGTTCATATTTACTATTATATTGATTCCTACCAAACTCAAGTGAAAAGCATCTTAATTGCTCTAGAGGGTCTCTAAAAATAGGAGGTTTATGTCTGGATTTATCAAATGAAAGAAAATGAATACACGAAAAATGAACCGTATTAAAAGGTCCACTTAGATGATCGTGCTCTTCTTGATATTCTCCATCAGTATAGCAATTGTACCATATCTCATCAATCATAATTTGATATGTTGAGTCAAAAAAACTATCAAGACATTTTGCGTATTTTTTTTCTAAAATTGATTGATATGTATTGTCTTCTCCAAAAAAGATTTCGTTTCCGGATTTTTCTCCAGAGAAAGATGTCTTAAGTTTATGAGTAAACCATCCTTCAGGAATCGGAAGCTCCTCAGAATCTTTGAGAATCTTTGGAACTAACATTTCTTTTATTTCATCATTATTTTCAACTTTACTGTGAAAAAATGATATTGGAAAAATAGGAATCCTACTTTGCTTATCAAAATTTTTATCCATTCACACAATCTCCAATTTTTACTTTAATATTTCCAGAAATACTTATTCTATAGTCGTCAGAAGTATAAAATGGATAAACACTATGATTTAACCAGGATGGAAACATTACCATAGTTCCCTCCCAAGTTTTATCTATAAACAAAGGCAAAGTCTCCATTTCCCCATCTGGAGAGATGAACTGAAATTCAAATAAAGAATTTAAGGATTCATTTGAATTTTTACAATTTTTATGATTTAACTCATTTGTTAAATCATAAGGAATACGCATCCAAATTACAAATGAATAATCTCCTGCGTGAGAATGTCTTGGATTAAATTCGTATTTTTTTTGTAAGTTAATCCAAAGACTTTCAAGTTCATAATTAACTTCCTTCTCAAAAAAATCACTATCGTGGTCAAATTTTTTGACAGGATTTAATTGCTCATCCTCTATTACTTGAAAATAACCTTTAGCAACCTCAATGGAAAAATCCTCAATTAAATGTGAGGATTTAGTGGAAAGTTTATATTCTTCTTCAATATTTCCCGCCAAGTATTCATTCCATTTTTTAAGATTAGATTTATTCTCCAAAATAAAATCTACATCTTCATTTATTTTTTCAAGTATATCCTCAGGAACTTTTGTCCTAACATAGTATAAGGATGTGATTGGTTCGGCATATATTTTTAATTGCTCTTGGTTCATATCTAATTAACTTCATCATCTAATTATACCACATCAGCGGGTGATGGTGCTGATTGCCACGTCACCCTTCTGGAAGATAATGTCCACCACGTTCTGGACCTTCTGTGCGGTGCTCGTAGATGCCTTGTCAAAGGTCGGGCAGACCACCAGACCATAGGATTTGGTGTAGGAGTCCAGAGCACCCGCCTGAAGGGCACCAGAGCGGATCCCAGCGGCATCCTGGGGGTGCAGGCGCAGCGTCCTACCGACCGTTTGACCGATGCCCACGATGTCCATAGAACGCATAAACACAACCGCTTCCAGAGCAGAGATGTTGATGCCTTCTGCCAGAATGCTGTGATGAAGAACCACAAACTTCTTGTCGGCATCCTTACCCCACTCATTCAGAGTGTCAAAGAACACCTCACGGTTGACTTTCTGACCGTCAATAAATGCACCGTGCTTGGAAGTAATGTGCATCACGGAATAACCCTCTTCTGCCAGTTGTTCGGCAAAGTCAGATTCGGACAGAAGTTGAATGATATTCTTGGTAGTCTTGGCACAAATCAGAATCTTATCAACAGGATTATCCTGAATAATCTCAAGCAGATACTCACAGTCCCGTTGACCCACATCCTCACCTTTGATGGAAAGACGAAGTTGCTTGGCAATCACCTTAGGAGGAATGATATAACCGTTCTGCACCAGTTGAGGAGCAGGAACCTTGGCAATAATCTGACCGTAAACATCAACGTCATTCATACCTGCCTTACCCACAACGGTAGAATATTTGGGAGTTGCGGTGAAGAAATAGCAACGCTTTGCCTCCGCAGAAAAATGCTCTACGGCAGGAAAGAAGTGACGTTGAATGCTATTGTGTGCCTCGTCAAAGTAGATCGTATCCACATCCACATCTGCCTTGGCAAGTTGACCCAAAGAGTTGTAGGTGGTGAAAATCAGTTTGTTCTGAGTGCTGCTATTGACAAACCAATTGATTTTTGAAGGATTGGTAGAAACAAAGTGATGAGTCTCACCACTATGAACGTGCATCACGGCAGCATTCGTGATAAACTCAAGATACTCAGAAGAAAGTTGTTCGGCAAGCAGAATGCGAGGAGCAACCACAACAATCACTTTGTTGGTGGCATTCTCAAACTGCTTCGAAGCATCAAAGATACCAACGTTGGTTTTACCACCGCCGGTAGGGAACACACAAATACCTTTAGAATGCTGCTGGAGAGCATCAAGGGCATCTTGCTGGTGAGGACGAAGTTGAATCACGAATCTCATTTGCGTATGAAACTATTATAACAGCAAAAAGGGGTCTCACAGGACCCCTTGTGCCAGTTCTTAAAGTGTCCTAGTATCTCATCTTCAACGGAGACAAACCTAGTCTACAGAGATTTAGAGATTATGTCAAGCCCCTATGGAACTAAAACTGTACTAAGAACTCCTGCATTACTTACAATTAATCTGTACTTAGTTCCATTAGCAGATGTGAGAATTAAACCAGTAGAAGTGTTTATACCAACAGAAACATCGCCACTAATCACTCTTGCAGGTCCGTTTACCAGTAATCTTGTTCCTAAGGGATTATCTACGTTTGTGGTTCCAATACCGACTGTACCAAAAACTGTGTCTACTTCTGAGGCATCAATACCAAGACCAAATCTAATTGAAGTTGTTCCAATTCCTATTCCAGATGAATTAATAACTACGGCATCTTCTGGATTGATTAAATAATCACCACCAATATGTAAAGGTTGTAATGGATTTGTATTTCCAATACCAATTCTTTGGTCAAAAAATCCATGATTAGTAACATTAATATCAAAGAAAGTTGATATTCCCGAAGTTGCATTTACATTTTCATCACCTCCACCCATGATTTGATTTCCATTAGCATCAAGAAGTCCGGATTGACCTTCTAAAATATAAAGTGTTCTAACACTCGTACTGGTTGCTGCTCCAGTTGCAACAATATTTTGAGATACATTTAAAGAAGAAACACTTACATTTCCAGAAACTTGAAGTTTACTTGTAGGATTCGTAACACCAATTCCAAGATTTCCTCCATAAGTTAGCGTCATTAATGGACTACTGATATTAGAAGAATCTGGTCCATACAACCAATTAAAATTACCAGTTCCTACTCCAGCAGCACCATAATGTAAATAGTAATTCAAATTTCCAGTATCATAATTAATAATATCTAAAGACTTAGTTGTACTGGATGGATATAGACCAGAAGTATTTCCAAACCTTAGAGCACCATTACTTCCGGTAAGAGTTATGTCTCTACCTACTGCAACAATTGCTTCTGCAGTATCACTCGTAACTTGTAATCTAGATGCAGAACTTCTTCTAATGTGAATATCAGAAGAAGGAGAGTTTGTACCTACTCCAATTGATTCTGCATAAAGTCTGGTGGAAACTGTTGAGATTCCAATTGAAGAAGTTTGAGATGCAATATGTGTAATACTTACTCTTGCATCAGAAGTTAAATCTCTTGCCGTACTAGCAATACCAACTACATTACCAGTAAGTTGCCCAACAAATCTAGATGCTGTTACAATACCAGCAGAAGCAGTAATACCTCCAGAATTAATTGTAACTCCACTACCAACAACAATACTTGTTGCGGTTGCGCTTCCTAGTACAGGAGTTACAAGAGTTGGTGAGGTCGCAAATACATTCGCACCACTACCAGTTTCATCAGATAGTGCCGCTGCTAATTGTGATGATGTAAAAGAACCTAATGATGTTGTGGTATTATTGGATGTAATCGCACCCGTTAAATTTGGTATATTGGTTGTTGTGGAGGCAGTACCAGTTAGGTTTCCAACAAAACTAGTTGCCGTAACAATACCACCACTAATTGTGACACCAGTTCCTACTTTAAGTGTGGAGAAAGTAGAAATACCATTTGAATTTACATTTCCTGTTAGGTTTCCAACAAAACTAGGTGCAGTTAGTATTCCAGTTGTGTTTACATTTCCAGTAAGTGCATCAATAGATAATCCATTTCCAGTAATAGGATCTTGACCCACCTGTAAAGAATAATTTGGAATATCTGTTCCTATACCTACTTTTGATGTAGTGGAAATAGTTCCTGCGCTAATATACCATCCATCAACCGCAATTGCATAAATGCTAGTCAATCCAACGGCACTTCCATAAAATGCCGTGGCACTTACAATTCCCGTAGAGGCATTAAGTGTAATTCCTGAACCAACCCTTACATTACTATAAAAAGTAGAAATTCCTGTGATTGTCAGATTCGTTGCCGTAACTAATCCAGTAACCTTTGCGGTTCCGTGAACATCCAAAAACTCTCTAGGAATTGATGTTCCAATTCCAACCAGACCATTTGCATTTACAATAAAGTTGTCATTATCAACCTGAACTCCATTTCTAAAGTTAAATGACTTGTTATAATTTGCCATCTCGGAGACTTTTTAAGTATTTATTGAGTTTATTAATTAAGTAGGGTTAGTGTTATAAATTATTGGTCCAACTATGGATCCCCCGACATTTGATATAGATGTTCCGCTTCCATCATTGTAGATAATAATTGCTCTTCCTTGAGATCCTCCCACATTTCCACTTCCATTACCACCATTGCCGCCGTTAGATCCACCAGCACCGGCAAAATTTCCGGCACCACCGCCAGCTCCTCCGGGTGTAAGTCCACCACCTCCACCAGGGCTTCCATTATTACTTGCGCCGCCGCCAGCAGCGCCGCCTGCACCACCGGGGAATCCAGATCCTCCCCCACCTCCAGCACCCGCTGTACGTACTTCTGTTCTACGTCTTGTAATAGACCCTGTTCTTCTTGATTGATTGGTCCAAGAACCACCACCACCACCACCTCCACCAGATTGAATGTAACCTCTATTTGTAACAACAGTTGGATATTGAATTCCTAAGGCACTACTTCCATTACCACCTGGGGTTGAATTAATAAGGCTACTATCTGCTCCTTTTCCCCCATTTCCTCCAGAACCATAAAGTTGCCCACTTGGACCAATTTCAAGTTCTAATTGCGTATTCCCTTCCCATCCTCCAGTTGCCAGTGCGACATTATTAATTGAACCTAAATCAGAACCAATAATACTATTTACATTAATAATAACTCTTGTATTTGCACTACTTGGTGGTCTAGTTTTAAATCCACCAATCACGGTTACATTTTGATTATTATATCTAACACGAGCTGTCTGTCTTGTAGAAAAGTTTGGAATTGAATGAAGATCGACGACAACATTTAATTTTTTGGAATAAAAATTACTAAATCCAATTTGACCTGATTGTGGAATTCCAGTATCTAAAGGAAGGTTTGATAATGTTCCAACAGTTTGACTAACTCGGTAAGCTCCTAGATTTTTTCCTGTAGGTATACCAAACTCATTCGAAATTTGAGAGAAGGAAATAGGTCCTGATGCCTGTAGTGTCATCTTTACTTAACTCCTTTAAGTTCGTTGATTTCTGCTTTGAGTTCCTTAATTGCCTCAATCAATAGAGGAACAAGTTTTTCATAACGAACTGCAAGATAACCATTATCTCTAGTGGTTACTGCTTCTGGAAGTACTTCTAGGATTTCTTGTGCGACAACACCAACATCGGAACCTTCTTTTTCCGACTTCTCATTCCAATCAAATGTATTGCCACTGATTGAAAGTACCTTATCAAGAGCATTAGGAATTGGAGTAATATTATCTTTGAGTCTTTGGTCTGAAGTAAAGAATGCCGTGATGTCTCCAGTTACACTGAGATTGCCACTTGGATCAAGAATCATTCTTACAGTGAAATTATTTGCCCCATCATGAGTATACCATCTATGTGTTGTTCCATCTTGTTGAAATGCACATCCAGGAGTTCCATCAGAAACCCAATTAGTACCATTCCACCATGTATTATTTGCTAAATGCGTATAATTTGACCCATCGCCAGAGGATAGATAAGCATTTCCAACTCTTATACGAAGATTATTTGAAACATCCACATTTGAATTAAGTGTAGTAGTTCCAGAAACAGTAAGATTATCATCAATCGTTGTAGTACCACCAGCAGAATCAATTGTTAAGTCTCCCGTAGAAGTATCAATCTCATTATCGCCAGCAATTCCAATACGAATATTGTCAATTGTTGCTCCAGCATTGGCATCTAGAAGACCTGATAATGTTGCTGAACTAAGAGTTGTTGCACCAGTAACTCCCAAAGTACCATTGACGCTCAGATCATCATCAATTGTTGTGGTTCCACCAGCAGAATCAATTGTTAAGTTTCCTGTGGAAGTATCAATTTCATTATCACCAGCAACACCTATTCTTACGTTATCAATTGTTGCACCGCCATTGGCGTCTAGAAGACCGGTGAGAGTAGAAGTTCCAC